TACACATTTAATCCAGAGCGCTTTCATTTAGGCGCTTTATGCAAACACAACCACAAATGGCCGGGCACCAAGCAAAGTTTAAGAAGAACATATTTCGACAGGACTGGTAAAAACTGTTCTAAATGTGTTGGTTGCTCTGGGGCAAAAACTAAGGACTGGCTTTTGTCTTTTGTTGATTCTGGCGCGCTAGGTCTTGCTGCTAACGAAAGACTTGGCCCTGTCTGCAAAATGGGCCACTTATGGAATGGGCATCAATTCACCTTAAGAGCTAAAGGTAGATGCGCGGAATGCGAACGCATAAGAAAACAAACGCTGACACCGCAGCAGCGCCAAGCGAGGAGGAATCAAGCGCGCGCTCGCTATGCGCTTAAAGCGTATGATCCGGCTGCGCAGAAGGCCAGATATGAAGCACTAAAAACCCGAATGGCAATCGACCCTGAGCTTGCTGAACATATACGGCAGCAACGTCGCAAACACAAGGAACAGGCTCGGCGGCGTCAAGGCATACCAAAAAAGGAGCCAGTCGAAGTCAGGCAGTTGCGCAATGCGATACGCCGCGCTGGGAGGCTGCCAAGCGTGTTGCGTTTAGTGAGCAACGAGCAACGTCGATATTGGCAAGAAAACCCAGATGCCAAAAATCAGGCGCAGGCGCAATGGAGCCGAACTCAGTGGCAGTTTAACTATTTAACTAATCTTGATTTGCGCCTTTACACCCGCGAGAAGAGCCGCCGTCGCAAGCTGCAGCAGAGAAAGCAAACTGTCTGGAAGATTTCTGTTTTGCAGCTTAGGGCAAGATTTCGCAAATTTAACGATGCTTGTGCTTACTGCGGATCATCTGCAGAAATACAGATTGAACATATTCAGCCAATCAAAAAGGGGGGCCTTCATCACATCAGCAACATCGTGCCAGCCTGCAAGAGCTGTAACTACAGCAAGGCCGCGCACCCTATGGATCAGTGGTACAGAGCACAACCGTTTTTCAACCCTTTACGTCTAGCGCTGATTCAGTCAGTGATGGTCCCGCTTGAAACTGAGCAACTCAGTCTGGGCTTGGCATCTTGAATTGCAACTGACACGCTGCAACCGTTGTAAGTTGGTTGCATGACAGAGCCGCTCAATAGTCAGAAAGCGGCCGACCTGATCGAAGCCAAGACGGGTCGGCGCTGCAGTCGCCAGAACCTGGAAAAGCTTTGTCGCGCTGGCAGATTGCCGATCAGCTGCATCTCTTTGAAGCCAATCAGGCTCAATGCCGAGACATTGGCTGATGAGTATTCGTCCAACGTCGATTCAAGGCAGCAACGGGCAGCATTTGAAACGCCACCGCCAACAAACGCAAGAGAGCTAAGGCGGCGAGTCGATGCATTGCCTGATGACTCGATCCCTGAGCTGAACGAAAGCAGGGCGAGGCGTGAGCACTATCAGGCGGAGCTGGCAAAGCTGCAGGTGACTCAGCAGCGCGGCGAGCTGGTGCCGGTTGAGCAGGTGAAGAAAGAGGCGTTCGCGTTGGGCCGTAGTGTGCGGGAGGCGTTAGCGAACTTGGCGGATCGGTTGAGCCACCAGCTAGCGGGCGAGACGGACCCGGCAAGGATCCATAAGGTGCTGAGTGATGAGCACCGGGCTGCCCTGGTGGAGCTTGCTGATGGCTAATCCGTGGGTGGATGGATTTCTGGAGGGTTTGCGGCCTGAGGAGCCGCTGACGGTCTCGCAGTGGGCGGATAAATATCGCAAGCTGAGCAGCAAGGCGAGTGCCGAGCCTGGGCCTTGGAGGACCAGCAGGACGCCTTACTTACAGGAGCCCATGGACTGCCTGAGCACAGGCAGCACTGTGCAACGGGTAGTGATGCAGTTTGCGGCGCAGACGGGCAAGACGGAGGCGGGCAGCAACTGGCTGGGGTATGTGATCGACCATGCGCCGGGGCCGATGTTGTGCGTGCAGCCAACGATCGAGATGGCCAAGCGGCTTAGCAAGCAGCGGCTTGAGTCGATGATTACTGATACGCCTTGCTTGGCTGAGAAGATTGCGCCGGCCCGCAGCAGGGACTCGGGCAACACGCTGTTTAGCAAGGAATTTTCCGGCGGAATCATGCTGCTGGCTGGTGCCAATAGCGCGACAGGTTTGCGGTCTGCGCCGTGCCGCTATTTGTTTTGTGACGAGGTGGATGCGTTCCCTGCTGATGTGGATGGGGAAGGCGACCCGGTGGGGTTAGCTGAGCGACGTACAACGACGTTTGCGCGGCGCAAGATTCTGCTGACCAGCACGCCGACGGTGAAGGATTTCAGCCGGATTGAGGCGGAGTATTTGCGCAGCGATCAGCGGCGGTTCTTTGTGCCGCGGCCGTGTTGTGGGGTGATGGATTGGTTGAAGTGGCCACAGCTGAAATGGGACGCCGAGCGGCCGGAGACGGTGCGCTATCAGTGCGAGCACTGCGGCGAACGATTCGAGGAGTTGCACAAGCCGCGGATCTTGAGCGAGGGCGAATGGCGCGCGACAGCACCAAGCGACGGCAAGACGGCTGGGTTCCATTTGTCGGGGCTGTATAGCCCGCTGGGGTGGTGCAGCTGGGAGCAGTTGGTGGATGATTTCCTGAGGGCCAAGGGGGACGCACCGGCGCTTAAGGCGTTTGTGAACACGCGGTTGGCGGAGACCTGGGAAGAGGATTACGCCGCGGCCGTTAGTGCTGACGGATTGATGGCAAAGCGGTTGGCGTATGAGCCGGGCACCTGCCCTGAGGGCGTGGTGCTGCTGACTGCTGGTGTTGACGTTCAGGACAACCGCTTGGCTTGCAGCGTATGGGGTTGGGGTGAAGGTGAAACTGGCTGGCTGGTGTGGCACCAGGAGCTGATGGGCGACCCGACGCAAAACGAGGTCTGGGGTCAGTTGGATCAGGTGCTGGCGACTAAGTGGGCAACGGCTGGCGGTAAGGAGCTGACTATTCGGCAGATGGCGATTGATACCGGCGGCCACTGCACGCACGAAACCTATAGGTGGGTGCGCGAGCGGCAGGCGCAGGGTGCTATGGCGATCAAGGGCAGCAGTAGGCGGAACAGCCCGGCAGTGGGCAAGGGATCAAAGGTTGACGTGAACTGGCGGGGCAAGACGCTGAAACGCGGCGTGACGCTGTACCAGCTGGGCACCGACACGATCAAAACAACGCTGTTTGGAAGGCTGCGCCATAACGAGGGCACCTCGTCGCTGAATTTTGGAATGGGCGCGGACGATGATTATTTCAAGCAGCTAACCAGTGAACGGCAGGCGCTGCGATATCACCGCGGATTTCCAATTAGGGAATGGGTAAAGAAAGCAGGCGACCGAAATGAGGCGCTGGACTGTTTGGTTTATGCATACGCGGCGCTGCAATTATTTAGCCGCAAGATGAACCCTGGAACAATGTGGGAACAGTTGCGCCAAGAGCTAGAGGATGGCAAGAAACCACCGCTAAGATCGAGGAAGAAGCCGCAAGCTGCGGCCAGTAGCTTTGTGAGCAGTTGGTAGTGGCCATTCCGATCCCAGCGCAAATCAGGGCCGGTGACACGGTTAAGTGGCGCGCGGATGCCAGCCAGGACAACCTTGGAAACGCGGTTGATAGTGGCAGCTGGACGCTGAACTATTACATCCGCAGCAATACAGCTGGCGAGGGTGTCACGGTTACCGGCAGCGCGTATGGGACTGGTTGGGAGTTCACGCTTAGCGCGACTGATAGCGCAACGCTGGCGGCTGGCAATTATTACTGGCAGGCAATTGCCACTTACGGCAGTGAGCAGCTGACGTTGGGCGCTGGCCAGCTTGAGGTGCTGGCGGCGCTTGAGTACAGCGGATCGCCTGCTGCTTATGACGGACGGACGCAAGCGCAGCAGGATTTGGATGCCGTACAGGCTGCAATCCGGACACTGATTAGCAATGGCGCTAAGCAGTACAGCATTGGCGGGCGGAGTTTTACCAAGCTTGATTTGCCTGACTTAATGCAGAGAGAAAGTACGCTTAAGGCTGAGGTGAAGCGCGAGCAGAAG